ATACTAAAACTAATAGATAGTCTATTTAAGATATCACCACTATTAGCTGGTATAGTAAATTCTACATAATCCCCCGTCTGTACGTCTTTTTCGTTGTCCGGTCCGAGCTTAACAGTTTCTTTCGCAAAATGTCTGTGTTTAGGAAAGAAATTATTGAAATACGTAAAATCTGGTTCACCGATTAATTGCTCCGTTATGAAACCACTTGCGGCAATTTGAACTTTACCAGCCATTATATTATTTACATATTAAAATTTTAAGCCAACTAACCCACTAGAGTAATGTAAAATGTTATAACTCTCGGCATATATCTGACATTCATTTAGATCCTGTAATGTTGAAGTATCAGGGTTTTTATAATATTCGGTAATAGTCTCAGTGTTTGGTAATGATATTTCAAATTCCTGATTTATAATTCTACTGAAATTTACATGCCCAGTTAGTTCTTTCTTTAGGGGATACAACGCAAACGAATAACTACCAATTTCTTTTTTTTCTTGTAAAAGGTATACTCCTGACATTGTATTCGTTTTAGAATTGTAGTAAATAAGTCTTTCTGGTCCATCTTCAAATATAATTTGATTATTAAATAAAAGTTTTGCATTAGAAAAACGAATATTCTTCATATATTCACCATCTACATCATACTTGTTTTTTGGACAAGTGAAAAAATATAATGTTTTAACCGGGTGCTTAAAATTGAGTTGAACTCTTTTTGTTTCTCCTCTTAGAACATCAAATCGTTTTAATTGTAATTGTGTAATGATATGTTCTATAGGTCGACTCTTTAAATATTGTAACTCATTCGTATCTAAATAGGCGTACTGTGTTAAAATGGAAGCATTCGATATAACTACTTCTTTAGTTAAAAAAGTGTCTATGAGTTCTTCCCTTTGTTCACCTGACATTGAAAACCACCCCGAGCTCGAGCCATACTTGGCGGAGAGTGAAGCCGCCACCAGCGCCCCGTCGTCCGTCGCCCTTAACGACAACACATCTGATAATTTTCTGAATTTAATTTTAACATGACAACTCGATTTAGTGAGTTTACACGCGAGTATTGCTGATTTTAAATTATCATTGAAATAAAATGGCAAATTTAAATAAACAGGTGGAAGTGATGGTTCGGAATCATAGTCGCGCCCATATTCCAATTCAGCACGATAAAAACTAGCTGCTTCTCGGGTTGATTCTTTTAAAGTCTTTTCATACTGTATTGTATTATATGTATCCATCCATTCAGATGTGAGTCTTTGTATATGCATACCACCCATGAATAAATCTACATATTCAATTAGATGAAGTGCGGGACTATTTTTTATGAACATGATTTGAAGATCAGATCTTAATGACACATCCTTTAAAAATATTTGATAACGGAGTGTCATCTGTGTAATAAGATCCCCCGCATCCAATGGAATAACACATGTAGATTCTCTATCATATTCTGTTTCACTTAATGGAATTTCAAATATATCAAATGCAAATTTAGAATGTTTATTTAATGAAAATAGAAAATGTGACTGTGTTGGAGTTCCATTTATCCATTCATTTTGCAGGCCTCTAGTAGCTATTTGTAATCTACCTGACATACTTAATTTATATATTTATTTTTTAACCATTAAAAGATACGTATCCATCTTCGAATCGTAACATGTTATAACCCGTATAATATAGATACATTGTTAAATCGTCCATTGTGAATGTGTCTCTTATATATTGAGGAGTCCCACCTATTGGTGGGTAAGCCGAAGTATATTCCAGATCGACGTAAGTTATCACATTATTTAACGTCGCTGGTGAAAGTTCTATATGCAGTTGTGTTTTATCAGAATTTAATTGTGAAAAGTCTAGAAACCCTGAAGGTTGTGTACTTTTTGGATATACGGCAAAATTATAAGAGAATATGTCAGATTCACCTAATTGACGCATCATGGTCTGTGTTAATTTATCCTGTCCCACACCACCTACAGAATCACTACCTTGTAAAGTTGGTGATAGACCACTTTCAGATAATTTTGATGTATAGGGTACGAATCGTTTAAAATATTCTGAATCAATTTTCGTTACTCGTGGAAATCTTTCACCATTTAGTGTAAAATACGCACTCTTTAGTATGTTAATTTGTCTTCTATGGATCATGAAATTTGCCGTTTTAAAAAACATTCTATAATCTACCAAAAGTCTATTATAATTACCATCAGCTTCGAAATATTTTGGTCTAAAAAACCAATGAAACATCTTTACGGGTATAGTTGGTTCTAAAATTATACTAAATGTTTTATCGTCAATTACATTTATATCTCTGGAACTATGTTTTTTAGTAAATTCAGTAGTTATTTCTATAGGCTTCGTTTTGTAATACAAACGTTCTTCATTAGATAATGTAACTTCTTCTGTAACAATTTGAAAATGATCGATCATTTTCGAGGGTAAAATTCTATTATTCGTAAGATTTGTGTATACAAAATAACTAGGTTTATGAAATTCAATCTCAAATTGTATTTTTTGTTTATGTATACTACATATGGGAAATGGAGGCTTATTTTGTTTATTTTCGTCGTATGCGTCTCCTCCATAGTTTTGTGTAAAAAAGAATGGTATATGAATAAAAATGTTCTTTTGTGCGTCTAGATCAATTTCTATCGGATGTCTATTGGTATGATATCTATTTAGGTTAAACTGTGCATTTAATGCGAGTTTTTGATCATAACTTTTATATAATTGATCAAAAATTACCATCATTTCCGTGTCTATTTCTTGTAAAATTATCCCATCCACACGCATTCTTATATTTTTTATAAGTCTTCTCCCCACGAACTTACCATATGCCCAATCACCCGCTTCACTTATACTCCACTCTGGTAATGCGATTTTTACCCATATATTTGTAAGAAGATCACCCATATTTTTAGGATTGAAATCAACCTTGACTGTGTGTCCGAATGGCCACCACTCATTTTTTTGAATATTATCAACAGTATGGGTGCGATGATACTTTCGAAAATCAGAATTATGTTTATGGGACGGATTAAATAAAGAATCTTTAGATTTGGTAGAAAGGAGATGTGTATCCTGCATCCCAATAGCGTTGAGGGCAATGTTCGCAGCCTCACCCATACTTATCTACTGCTCACATATTTTTAATATCATTCTTCCACATGGTGATATTGAAAATCTGTATAGAGTCATTAAAATAGTATTTGACCTATACCATTATTGATACGAATAATGTTATAGCTTTTAGCAATGACTATTACCTGTTTTCTAAAATATATTGGTGCTATACCAGTTGAATTAGTATTACTTCCATCATATGCGAGTTCCATCGTCAAAATTGCATCTTTTATTACACTAAAATCTAAATGCCCACTTGGATCTAACTCACCAGGTTGTAAAGCAAAACTATATACACTTATATTACGGAATATGGGTGAGCGTTTATGATATATATTTGGTATATTTATTGACAAGAATAAATTATTCCCCGTAGTTTCATTCAAAATTGATATTCCATCACATGTTAAAGTTACAAAGTTCTGTTTTGAATACATGAGTGGAACATTTTTTTTACCATATATACTCGTTTTCCAATTATCCCGTCCACCTGGGTAACCACTGCTACTAACTCCACGCATTTGATCTAGTAGTGATATCTGTGCATCTGACCATTTTTCGTTCCTTTTTGCTATAAAATACATCTCTTTTACTGGATTTTTCAAATCCAATTTAAATTCACCAAATTTAGATTGTGGTTCGATGCTAAATGTGTTATGTTGATGTTGTTCTATTAATAGATTAATAGGTTTAGACTGTAATTTACATCGTTCAGTTTTATCTAAGTGTACTAAATCAAGGTTAACTGTAAAATTTTCCATTTCAAGTTGTCGTTTAAGTCTCTTTTCGGCTATAGGATTCCAAATGAATGAAAGTGGTAGATTTGCTTCCGTTTCGTTGCCCGCTGGTGCCTCCTGTCCACGAACTATAATAGTTTCTTGCGAAGATCGTAATTTTATTCGGACTTTGAGTTCTTGCTTATTAATTGTACATAAGGGAAACCCATTTTTAGGGCGGTTATGAAAATAGAATGGAAGTTGTATTCTAAATTCTGAATCGATGCTCCCCCCTCCAGTTGTACTACTGTACTGGCCATCTAACCATTCTTGTACAAGGATTCCAGCCGCGCTATTTCCACCTGTGAAATTCGGACCATGCATAACATCTATACTTTGTTTATACGAATCAGGTACGTATAATTCATTATAAATAAAAATATCATCCCCGGTTATTTTATCGATAAGTTGATCTCCTAATAATAATTCTACATATTCAATCACAGAAATTCCGAATTTTTCAATGACTCCCATTAACGGAACGGACGAGCCCTGTCCCAAGGGAACAACACCATCTATTAAACCATATATTTTAGATTGATCACAATTGAATGATAATGTTATCCCCTTGAGAATATCACCATAATTTGCTGGGATCGTCACCTCAATATAGTCACCTGTATATATTTTCTTATCAAAATCTATTTTAAAATTTTCATTTGCCCAATTGGTATATTTATTATATTTTTTGGTAAAAAATGAAAATGACGGATTATCTAGTAAAAGGTCACTGGCACGCCCTTTTGTTATTATTTGGACGCGACCAGCCATATATTATTATGACATTAGTATTTTAAGCCACATAATCCACCCGAGTATACCATCATGTTATAACTCGTAGAATAAATATTAAGTTCAAGAGTATCACCGACTGGTATTTCAAGCTGGCGGTTTGATACGACGTAAGTGAATTTTGGATTAATTACAAATTTTTGATCAATTATACGACTGAAATTTAAATGACCAGATGGTTCATTGTTTAAAGGGTATATTGCAAATGAATAACTACCAGATTCGTCAGATCGAATGTTACCCATATATGCACTTTCCTCTTGAGTCGACGCGTAAATATCTTGAGATTGTGAGGATCTGGAATTAATTAACGAATTTTCATGTACTAATTTAACAAACGAATCATCAAAAATATAATTACCATTGATTTTAATTCCCGCTGACACAAATGGTGTAGTTAACATATATTGGTAGCGATAACTGAATACAGATGGTGCAACAGGTCGGTAGGCTTGTATCAAATCTGACAATCGTGATTTGTTTATTGTGAAAAAATATATATTTTTTACTGGATTAGCCAGGTTTATTGGTATCTCCGTCATATGATCATGACCCCCACTTTTTCTAATTATGTCATGTTGGTGTAATTTAGTTTGTGTAATTAATTGGTTAATTGGTCTCGATTTCAAAAAGTCTAATTCATCGCGATCTAAAAAGGTAAATTTTGTTAATAAAGAAGCTGTCTCTATATTTGTATCCAGTGTATATGGTTTTAAGAATGGATGTATCAATTTATCAAAGGGTTTAAATTTAATTTTCACATAACAATCCTGTTTAGTCAGTTTACATGCTAGTATAGATGCTGGCAAATTTTTATAAAAATAAAATGGTAAATCTATATGCATTTGTTTCAAGTTCCAAATATGTTGCGTTATACCATTACTATCTACCGTGGATGTGGAACCATAAGGCCTCTTAGCAGCTTGAGTTTGATAGAGAATGGAGTCAATGAAAATGTATTTAGCTGTATTATATTTATGGTATAAATAAATCCAATCACTCGTAATTTTTTCTATAAGAGTTCCACCAATATAAAGTTCTGCGTAATCTATTGCGTGTATACCAACGTTAGGCGTAAATGGATCATCATACGAGCCGGCAGATCCAAAATGTCCCGAACTTATAGAAGCTTTATAAAATAACTTATATCGAAGTGTGAATGTATTTATCAAATCACCAGCATCTACTGGTATAATACACATAGTTTCTTCATCTAACTTAGCATTTACTAAAGGAATTTCAATTGTATTAAATGCAAATTTCGTATGTTTTTTAAAATTTGATAAAAAATATGAAAATGTAGGATTTCCTGATATGAATTGATTTTGTAATCCAGTTATGGCTATCTGTATTTTTCCTGACATAGATAACTCTTATTTGAATAACATATTTTCTTTTTAAGCAAACGATACGAAACCGTTATTAAATCGAAGAATTTTAAAACCTGTATAGTACATATGAAATTTATATTCGGGGTTGACCAAAAGGCTTGGGGAGACTGATGATCCATTGCCACCGTGTAGAATGTCTAAATTTTCAACTAATTCGAAGTGAAGTTTGGTTTTTTCAGAATTTAATCCCGAAAAATCAAGAAACCCCGATGGCATTGTACTTTTAGGGAACAATGCAAAATTGTATGAATATATATTATTAAATATGTAATTCGACACTGGGGCTGAGTATGGGGTGGATCTAGGGCTTTTACCCGATACAGATAATTGTGATTGCATTGGTACATAAATTAAAAAGTATTCATGATCAATATTAGATATATTAGGGAATCGTTCACCATTTAAGGAGAAATACGCATTCTTTAACACATTTGGAGGCGAGGTGATATGATTACCCGGCGTTTGTTGTGCTTTAGTGAAATTGAACCTATTTGATGTATTTTGAGCTCTTATATATGGTAACGCATCGGTTGACTCTATATGTCTATATTCATCTTCATCTTCGTATCCCTTGTACCGAAAAAACCAATGAAAACATTTGACAGGTATTGACGGTTCTAATTGTACTTCAAATAGTCGTTTATTTGTTTCTAATGGTATACTTGAATGTTTATTAACAAAATCACAAATAATTTCTCTATTATTATTTTTAAAAAATAGGGACTCTTCATTAGAAAGTGTGATTTCTTCAGTTATAATTTTAAATTCTTTCAATTTTTTAGCTGGTGGGGCGACTGGGGGTCCTCTCCCAATGTCACCAGCGGAATTATAAGAGTGCTTTTGATTAGTAAAAAACGACTGTTTAAAAAAATCAATCTCGAGCCTTATTTTCTGTTTATGAATTGCACACAGTGGAAATGGAATTTTATTTTGTTTATTATTTGAATATACATCTCCACCAAAATTTTGACTAAAAAAGAATGGAATATGAATGTACATATTATTATATCCTGCGTCGATCTCAGTTGCGCTGGCGCCTACTATATTTCGATTGTATGCTGCATTTGCACTTATTTTTTGAGATTCTGTTTGATATAAATTATCGTGAATAATACACCAATCCGCAGTTATTTCCTCTAATATTTTTTCATCGACAATAAATTTAATGCTTTTTATTATTTTTCTTCCCAATAACTGTAAATCCCAATACCAAGAGTCAATTTCGATTTCCCTGATAACACCCTCATCACTGCTGGAGGAGATACTGCCTGGTACATTATACTGTGACCAGGTCCAACCCATATCTCTAAAAAACTCAAAAGTGTAAAAATAGAAACCTCCGAGTTGCCAGAACGTAGAATTTGGAAAACCGGGACCAGGATTTCCCGCAGCGTAAAGTGCATCCCATAAAGCATCGTAGGATGTATATTCACTTGCTTCTAGAGTCGTTCCGAATATATATATTTCAGCTTCTTCCGTTACGAAAGTTAGACGAGTGGTCCATTCTGGTAGCTTAATGTTTATCCATAAATTTGTAAGAAGATCCCCCATACTTTGTGGGTTCAGAGTAACCCGGACTGTTTCCCCAAATGGCCACGTCGGAATATTACCATTTTCAAATACATTATGGACATTGTGATATTTTCTAAATTCCGAAGGTTGTTTATATGAAGTATTAAAAAATGATTTTTCCGGGTCTTTGGAAAGGAGGTGTGTATCCTGCATTCCAATAGCATTAAGGGCGATATTAGCAGCCTCACTCATACTTATCTACTGCTCACATATTTTTAATATCATTCTTCCACATTGTGATATGACTTGTTTTTAGCATCTTTTCTAAATCTTCACTCGCCTGTTTAGCCTCATCTGTAAGTGCCTTGACGCGCTCTTCCGTATACTCGACAGTCCTGATGTTGAGAAGGTAGTCCAATGATCCATCAATCAGTGGAAATGTCGAGGACATTTCTTTTTCGAGGTCCTGCTTCTTCCTCTTGAACACTACGAGTTTACCCTCGATGACCATAGAAACAAACTTTGATTTGTGGCCACACATCTCAGTCCTCTTTTCAAGTACATCAATGAGATGCGCTTTCCTCATCTTGTAATGCTCTAGACGGAGTTCCACGAAGTCTTTGAGAATTTCTTCGGGACTGGTATACTTGTGAATACCCTTCGTTGGGTGAAAGAGATGCATGTTTGAGACACGGAAGGTCTTCCTCAATTTGAGATCCTTAAGAAGATCCTTACCCGCATACTCCATGATTTCAAAGTGGACATCGTCGGTTGTAGAGTTATTGGTGTACCCCCCAATCATCTTCTTTTCCACGAGACCGTCGAGGTACTCCTTATAGTCTTGGGTCCAGCGACCTGGGGGTAATTCTGTGACCACGATATTGGTTCCTGACCAATTCCATACACCTTCCATCATCCATGTGTCTTCCTCCTTGTGTACCACACCCTTGAACCCCCTGAACCAGGGTCGCATAGCGACGATTTCTTCACCACCCAAAATCCGCTTGATGTTCGCCTTGATATCATCGGGGTTGAAAGGGGGGACATAACAACTGAATCCTGTACCGATACCTTCAGTTCCATTCACAAGGACCATAGGTAAAGTAGGCATGTAAAAGTCGGGTTCGATTGAACGACCATCATCGTCCAAATAATTGAGAATGGCATCATCCTTGGCATCGAAGAGCTTCCTCGCATCCTTGGTAAGTTTCGTGAAAATGTACCTCGTTTGAGACGCATCCTTGCCACCCATGAGCCTTGTACCAAATTGACCACATGGCTCCAAAAGATTGATATTGTTAGACCCCACATAATCGTTCGCCAACTTTACGATCGTATCTGCGAGAGAAACTTCACCGTGATGGTATGCACTCTTTTCAGCCACAAATGCGGCCAATTGGGCAACCTTCATTTCATCCTTAAGATTCTTCTTGAAGCATGCGTACATGACCTTACGTTGTGATGGCTTGAGACCATCAGCCATGTGTGCGATGGAACGCTTGAGATCTGCGAGACTGAAATTGACCAAGTCTTTGTGGATAAAATCAGTAATATCCAACTGTTTCACACTTCCATAGGGTACCTCGAGTTGGTCAGCATCCTTTGCTGTATTCTCGAGAAGCCAAACTTTTCGAGCATCTGCCTTCTTCTTATCAAAAGCAAGGACGATCGAGGCATCTGTCATCTTATCCATATCAAATCGTACAGTCAAGTCTTGAATCTGTTTGAAATACTCCCTCGCCTCTGCTGATGTAGAAGTACCCAAACCCTTATAATACTTGACTTTCCATCCGGTTTTACCATCACCATACCAGGTCCTAAACGCTGAGTCTGTGTAAAAAGACTTGACACTAGAACCCTTTGTCGCCTTGATGATTGGGGTCACCATACTTACCACAAAGTTGAGTTTGAGAAGGCTCGGCCAAAAGTAGTGGATCATGTTTAGGATGAGACCCTTGATATGGCTTCCATCATTATCAGCATCTGTCATGATCATTAAGCGTCCGTAGCGAAGGTCTGAGACATTCTTATAGTCCTTACCTTGTTGGAGACCCAAAATCTTCTTGAGATCATTGAATTCCTGGTTCGAGGTGAGTTGTGCCACAGAGACGTCCCTCACATTCTTACACTTACCACGTAGAGGGAAGACACCATAAGTGTCTCTACCAACCACTGAGAGACCAGCGACTGCCAACGTCTTTGCCGAGTCACCCTCGGTTACAATCAGTGTACAATCTTTCGAATGTTTTGTCCCTGCCTTGTTAGCATCATCTAACTTGGGGATACCTGTAATAGTAGACTTGCGTGCACCATCAGACTTCTGGAGTTCCTTCATCTCCTTAAACTTTGACAGTGCCAAGAGTTCATCGGCAATTCCCGTTTTGAGAAGAGTTTTGATAAAGTTCTTGGGTGGTTCAAACTTACTTCCAAAATTTTGAGACTTTGAGGTACACTCAGACTTCACCTGACTCGAGAAGGTTGGGTTCTCGAGGGTTGCCTTCACAAAGATATTGAATGCGTTTTTGACTTGTTGAGGTCTCAACTTAATCTTCTTCGCCATATCCTCGATAACTCCATTGGCAATAATGTTTGCCACATGGTCGACATGGCTCCCACCCTTATTAGTACAGAGTCCATTTACGAAAGATACTTGTTCCATACCATTCTCTGATGGTCCGATACAGACGGACCATCGATCACCGGTGATACAGGCGATTTCCTCCACACCCTCATGCATTTTAGCATAGGCTTCAAAGTTCTGTTTAACGAGAATGTCGCCGTTGAACTTCACTTTACAGTTTTGAGTGGTACAGATGTTCGCATCCCAAACTCGCTTTTGGAAGATGCTATAGATGGTATTATCCATCTTGGACATTCCGAAACGTTTCCATTCGGGGGTGAAGGTGATAGCGACAGATGACGTAGCACCCGAATATTTTTTTATTTTTGGTGGGTCACATACCGTCATGTTCTTTGACCAATTTTGAGTATAGGTTTGATTTGTCTCATGATCCTTGATGACCACTGAGAAATCGGTAGAGTAGATATTTGCCAACTTGGCGCCATACCCGTTGCGACCACCAACGATACGTTTTTGGTTATCATCATAATTCGTACTTGTGAGGAGATGACCAAATACGAGTTCGGGATTCCATAAACCTTCCTTTTCATGCATACGAATACTAATACCACCCAGAGGACCGTTATTTTCAACGGTCACGGAACCTGAATCCTGTTCGATATTGACAGATATGGAACTGACATGCTTGGGGTGGAGAGAGTTGCGGTCGATGGCATTGACCAGGATTTCGTCAAAGATCTTGAGGAGAGCTGGAGAATACTTGAGGTTCTTCTTGGAGAACTTTGTACCATTAAGGATCCAGTAGGGTTCTGTACCCAACTCGACGGGACCGACATAGGAGTCGGGTCTCTTGAGAACGTGTTCGATATGGGTGAGTTTTTGTACACTTTCCATGATTTCTTACTTTAATTACAATTCTAAGCTCTAACTTAGGTCTGCTATCACTTTTTGGCAATTCTCTCTAAACTTTTTACCACGACGAATTTCGTCGTACTCACGGAGAATATGAAACTTGGGTGAGTGAGGTAACAGGTAACCACATACCCGCGTCTTTTGCCAGAATTCTTGGCTAAAGTGGTCTTTCATGAGAGCATATAATTTGAGGTCTCTTTGGTCGACCCATTCCTTCGTGGCCCATGGTTTCTTGGGCATTCGTCTATAGTTCCCCTCGTAGCGGTTTCTCAAGGTGTCACCCTCTATAATGATATTCCCCCCTCGGGAATACCAGTCTTCCAGACACCGTTTCATGTCCTCTTTGTCGAACATATTTGTATTAAAATTATAACTATACTATCTAACTTAAGTGTTCGTTCTCTTCATTAATCCTCTGGGTAAGATAACTATAGAAAATACCAGCTAGTCCCAAAGGTCCGTACAAGTAATTAGAGTATGGAAAAGCTGATCCAACTGCCGCGATTAGAGCGAGAACATAGAATAAGATCATTGTAATGAACCGCAAACGCGCCATTCTTGAAACTTGTCCCACCCGCTCCACCTGACGTGACCATCGAGTCCGATTATTGAGTTGAAGGCGAAGCTCTTGAAGAGAATATTCGAGTTCGTCAATATTCTCTTCGAGTTCTTTGATGTATTCTTTCATTCGCTTGTACTTACCGAACATGAACATGGGTACAGCGTATGTGATTATAGATGACATACTTGGAAATTACAATTATAAAACTTAACTTAGGGGATAAAAATGATTTATTTTTTCTCAAAGTAGTGTAAGAAGATATGTACACATATTTCATCATCGTCATTTTTGTACTTATTTTAGTGATGCAGAATAGATCGAGGGGAATGGCAAAATCTTTACAGAAATTGATTCAGCAATCCGCACGTTACGCGACTACTTCACAGCAGGATAAGTCACCTGTTATATCCATACTCCACGCAAATTACGCGAATGCGTATCTATATGCTGCAAAAGATATTGGTTCTGACTCACAAATTCATAACGCAACTGGAATAGATGTAAATAAATTCGCGGAACATGTAAAAAATGTACAAGATATGGTTACCAAACGAACGGCTGAACAATTTTCAGGGTTTACAGGGCAAGTTGACGTATATCTAGCCGAAATTGGTGGCGAAGTTTAAATACCTAAGTCATTGACAACATGTACAAAAATCAAGAAATATAAAAATGGAAATTATTCGAGATGACTTGTGGAATAACTGTCTCATGGACGCGATGAAAATGTATCGTGTTCGTGAGGCAGACGATAAATGTTATAACCTTGCGGATGCGACATGGAAGATGAAGATGTCCTATAAAAAGTTTGATCAGAAAAAGGAAAGTAGAAAGATTATTGTTCTCGATAAAACACCTACAATTGTTAAAGAATCCCGTTCACACAACAATATTTGTCAAGCGACAACGATGACGGGAAAAAGGTGTTCGTTTAAAGCTGTGTGCGGAGATTTTTGTAAAAAGCACCGTATTGATAAAGTGAAGATAGGTAGTAAAATTAAAATAGGTGATTAATACAAATACTATGTTAGATCAAGAAAGTATCAGACCCGTTATAATTGCGATGTCCCTGTATATTATCATTGCTAGTATCATTCCTCATTTCGTCACTAAGCCTAGTGGTATAGGTTTCATAGACGATATCGTCATGACTTTCATCGCACAAAAGGATTCAATGGTGAGTGGTATGATTATCACTGGTGTCATTGTTTTCGCGACCAATCACATTCAAGAAAAATTCTTCTAAAACATTCTTCCTTCCAACCATTTGTTTCGTATGTATATGATCCATTGTACGAACCCTATTTTCATATGCGTGGCGCATGAACTCCAAGAGTTGGTCAAAGTTTGGTTTACCCCAAATCATGCCTTTTTTGAATAAGAAATCATCTTGTTCCAACTCTTGAAGTCCACACGTAATTGTATAAGGTGTTTTAATGTATTCTGATGCACCACCATATTCTGTAATAATGACAGGTTTATCACGCATAGCTGCTTCTACTGCACCCATACCAACACCTTCTGAATGTGAAAAATTTACGTAACAATCACATCGGTCATGAAGAGTATTCATTTCTTCATCTGATAACATATCATTAATCACTTCTACCCTAGGAAATGGTAATTCTACATTACTATTTGACGTTGCTTTCACCACTAAACGTGTATTGGGTTCATTCAGTCGCACAAATGCCTGTAGAATATCACGAAACTTCTTCCTGGGATCCATTACATTTCCAATATGGTAAAATGTATAAGGTTTCTCAGGTGGTGATGGTATATGAGCATGAATAACATAGAATTCATTCATTGGAAATTGTTTTGATAATACACGTTTACAAAACTCACTGGGTACTGCGACTCGTTTAAATTCCTTCATGATAAGACCGTAGTCTTCGTGAACTGTTTCCGTTTCACATACAGTCATACATGCTAAGTTTTTCACACGCGTTTTGACATACTTTACATATTCCAGTTGATTTTTGGTGGGAATTACAAAGATCAGGCCATTGTCATATTCTGGAATCTGTTGACCAATTTCAAAATATTTACAATCAGGTAAGAACAATTTTACATATTTGTTAGCATGTTGTCCAATACCCGTTTTCAGATGGGGTCCTATGATGATCATATGTTTAAAGATAATCTTTCTTTTATATATAGTAAAATGTCCTCGCTTCGTAAAGAAATTGAAGAAGAAATGGCTCGTGTTCGTATCGATAAGACCCGTCTATTCGATCTACTCTTAAAAATAGTCGATAAACGTGGTGGTGGTGGTGAATCAAGTGGACCTCAAGGACCTCCAGGTCCTCCTGGACCTGCCGGACCCGTGGGTCCTCAGGGACCCTCAGGCTCAGGTGAAACGGTCACACCAACTAAAGCTCCTGTAGCTAAAGAACCTGTAGCTAAAGAACCTGTAGCTAAGGAACCTGTAGCTAAGGCTCCTATTAAAAAGGTTCCTCTTAAAAAGAAGCCCGTAACAGTTGATGCCTAAATATATACATATATAAAGTTGTAAACCGCGTTATAAATACATGGTAACCCTAAGCATTACCCCAATCCGTATTTATAACACAGCCAACAGTGAAAAGCCTAAACGTGTGCGAAAACATAATTTCGCAATTACGAAATCTAAAGATGCCGATGAATTACACCAATTACGTAGCCAGATTGATGATTATAAGCGTGCCCATATAAAGCTCGAGAAGCTCGCGAAGTGGAATTTACGTTCAACTAAATCTTCTTTAAAGGATGTAGAAGATACACTCCGTATAATTGAAGATTTATATGGAGATGAAGCATTTCAAAAAAAATAGATTATGACACAGTGGACTTATTTACCCACCATATAAAACCACCAAATAACGACATTAGAATGACAATTAAAAGACCGAATGAATACTTTTTAGGGTTTTCATCTGGTGGTTTATCTGGTAACTTTTGAACATTTGTATTAAGGGTATCAATCTTTTGAAGAAGTTTATTCATAACCTCTAGTATTTGAACTTCTTTATTGGGTGATTTTTCTTTGACATTAATAGTTGTGATCTCTAGAACCATTGACCATTGCGCATCTGGTTGCAGAGATAAATAATCACCGTCATCTTGTTGTTCAAATATTTTGAAATTAAGTTTCTTAATCGATAAAGGATTAAAATATCGTGTTGGGGGATTAAAACTCTTCCACTGTTTATCTCTCATAAGAATTCCATTACTCCCAACAAAGTGTCTTTCAAGTGGTACACGGGCTAATATTTGTCCATTTCGCTCGTCTAGCATCTGGGCGACTTTAGGTACATCTGGACATATAACATCAACATACTTTGCTATATTTGTATTAAGATTGGTATCATTTTCTCCTACTTGTGTGATATAAAAATCAACCATCTTAATACCAATGACTCGACTCATATCTTCTACATGTGTATTGGACTTCAATGTGAGATCAAGAGAGAATACATTATTCGTTCCATTTACGAATCTAGAATCCAAGATCACATACTGAACTTTTTTGGGTACGTCCTCTAAGGTCATTTCTATTAGTATATCACAAAATAATATA